GCTCAGCCGCACGACCTACAGCGGACTCTTCACTGTATGGGGAACGACCTACGGCAGCGGCGACGGCTCGACGACCTTCGGCGTGCGCGACGACCGCGGCCGCGTCAAGGCCGGCAACGACGCGATGGGCGGCGCCTCGGCGGCCAACCGTCTCACCAGCGGCGGCTCGGGGATCGCCGGCAGCACGACGGGCTCGGCGGGCGGCACCGAGACGGTGACCCTGAGCACGGCACAACTCGCGGCGCACAACCACGGGATCAGCGACCCGGGGCACGGGCATGGCGTGAGTGACCCGACCCATAGCCACGGTGCCTCGTCTTCATCGTCGGGTAGCGCAGGGACGTTTATCCCAGGTGGCTGCGCAGTTGATACGTCCCATTTCGCTGCTCCCGCCAGTCCGCTGGCCGGCATCGGCACGGCGGGCGTAAGCGTGTCTACCTCCACAAGCATCGGAGCTGCAGGCACCGGCATCTCGATCGCCGGCGCAGGCACCGGCATCTCGACGACGAACGCCGGCAGCGGCTCCGCACATCAGAACACGCAGCCAACCATCGTCACGAATTTTGTTGTGAAGACCTGAGGGTACTATGCGGGTAACGATTATTCCCGACGACAAGACAGTGGTCGTCAATGGTATCGCCTATGCGCTACCAGCCGTGCCGCTGATCGATGCGAATGTGCATGCCGTTCAGTTCTTTCCGGAAAGCGGCCACGTCACGGTTGAGAAGAAGATCGGCGAGCGGGAACATCTGGCCGGCGAAACAGCCGCAACACTCGTCAGACCGTTCATCGAGGCGTACCTCTCCCAGGTGGCGCGTGTCAAAAGCGAGGTAGATGCCGCAGCCGCCAAGCGGGCCGCGGAGGAACAGGAGATCGCCGATCGCCACGCCAGGATCCGCGCCGAGCTAAAAGCCGCGGACGCAGCGGTCCGCGCCGTCGAGGCACGTCAGGCCGAAACCTATACAGCGACGCAGGCGCCGAGCGGCAACATGATTTCGAGTGGAACGCAGGTAATTTGATGCTGCGGCTCACCCACGGCTTCTCATTCAACGGCGTCGCGTTCCAGGTCTATCTCTGCGAGAAGGCGGGAGACGTGCTGCCGGTCCATGAGCATGACTTCAACCATCTGACCCGCTGCGAGGCGGGTGAGATCGAGGCCTTCGACGAAAACGGCCCGATCAGGCGGGCGACACCGACTGATGCGCCGTTGGAGTTCCGAGCGCATCGCCGGCACGGGATTCGAGCACTAAGTGAGGGCGCCCGATTTGTGAATATCTTTCCGGCGCCATAAAACGTCGTAAATTTCCTCGAGCTCTTTGGTCAAACCGACGACGTTGCACAGTGACGAGCCCATGAGACGGGGGCGCATGCGGCGCCGCAGATCAGCTAGTGCCGGGATATTCGACGCCAGCCGGATGGCAATGTCGATGTAGTCTTGCCTGGATCGGGCCACACAGAAGTCCAAGCCGGCGTTTTTCAAAATTGTCGCGCCATGACGAGCGTGAACTCCTTCACCTGGAAAGGTCACGACCGGAACGCCCATCCATAAGGCATCGCATGTGGTCATGCCCCCGGTATATGGGAATGGATCCAAGCCGATATCGATCAGCGCATGTTTCTCAAGGAATTCGATCTGTGACAGCAAGCCGCTCCCAAATCTCAGGCGGGTCGCGTCCACTCCGTGAGACGTGAACCAGGATCGCAGCCGGCTTTGGATCTCTAGCCTTTCATAGCCGGCTGTCTCAAATGCGAGACAGCTGGCAGGGCATCGGCGGAGGATCTCTGCCCACACGGACACGCACGCGTGGTTTACTTTCGCGAGGTTGTTGAAGCAGCCGAACGTCACGCCTCCCGACTGTAAACTAGGTGCCGGTTCTACCTCTGGCGCATTGCCGGGAGGACAATATGCGAGGTAGCACCGCGGCAATCTGATGACCGATTCGACGTAAAGTGGCTCTTGCTCTGGCGGAAGCGCGTGAGCATCTGCGACAACGTAGTCTATCTCTTTCAGTCCGGTCGTGCCGGCACCTCCGAGAACCCAATTGATAGTCACAGGCGCCGGCCGCTGGGCGAACAGTGAAAGCCGGCCGCCGGCACTATGACCGGCAAGATCGACGAGGATATCAATTCCATCAGTGCGGATCATGTTGGCCGCTTCGGCGTCATCCACGTTCCGGACGTCCCGCCAACGCACATTGAAGCTCCGAAGCCTTTCGGTCTGCGGATCGACCTTGATGGTGTGAGAATAGCAATAGATTTCGACACGCGACGGATCATGACAAGCAAGCACGCCATCGATGAGGAATCCAACGGGGTGAGTTCTAAAATCGGGTGACAAATAGCCGACCCTAAGCTGGCCCTGTCGGTCAGGTGCTGGCCGTTTTGCTGTCGGCATGTCAAGACGCGCGGCCCATTCCTCGGCTGCGGCGCGTATCTCGCGACCATTGCTCCGCGGATCGTATTTCAGTGCATAGGCGAGGTTACTGCGCAGCAGAAGACTGTCGGTAAAGCGACCTATAGCTGCTCTGAACATATCGACAGCGCTCTCAGCGTTGCCAAGCTTGAGTTGCTCAAGCGCTTGATCGTTGAGGGCGACGGCTTCGCTGGCATCGGCTAGCACGATGGCATCATTACATCAGAGCCTTACGAATGCTCCATAAAAAGCGCTTGTTGTGAGGACTGGCCCCGTAGCGGCTTATATTTTTCGGGGTCATACGACGGCGTCAGTTTCGGCAACTGTCGCTCTACGATGTATAGTCGGCGCTATGTCGCTGCCCAAGCTGTCAATTCTCGTTCCTTATCGTGACCGCGAAGCCCATTTGCGGCAATTCATTCCGCACATGATCGCCTATTTTTCGCGCGACAAGCTCGACAAGGACATCCCCTGCAACATCACGATCGTCGAGCAGGTCCCGGGCAAGCCGTTCAACCGCGGCCTCACCCTCAATATCGGTGTCCTGCTGAATCCAGACGCCGACTACTATTGCTTCCAGCACGTCGACTATCTGCCGATCTGGGCGGACTACCGGTACGTGGACTCGCCGACGCGCATCATCTGGTATGGCGCCGACACGCGGCCGCAGAGTCCCGGGTCGACGCAGATGATCCCGGAGCGTTACGACCTCTATTTCAGCGGCGCCATCCTGTTCAACCGGGCTCACGTGCTGCAGGTGAACGGCTATCCCAACGCTTACTGGGGGTGGGGGTGGGAGGACAATGAGCTGCGCGCCCGCTGTATGGCCGAGGACCTCGACATCAAATATCGCGACGGCACGTTCCAGGCGCTGCCGCACGTCGTCGAAGGGTTCACACCAGACCTGAAGCCCACCCCGGCCAGCGAACAAAATCGCGTGCTGCTTGAAAGCCGCATCGCCGAGTTCCAGGCGGGGAAACAGCCTCACAAGGAAGATGGCATTTCCACCGCCCGATTCCGGATCATCGAGCGCCACCACGCTCGTGATTCGGCAGGGCGCGAAGTATCGAATATCGAAAAAGTGACGGTCGATTTTGACGACGCGCCCTAGGCCTTCGTTGATCAGCCCCGATCCTTACGCCAGCGTCCGATCATCGCTTCCCACTCGCCGGCACGCACCCGCCACGTGTTCCCGGCGTTGACGATTTTTGTCTGCTCGTAGAGACGTTCATCGAACGCGCGCGGATCGGCCGCGGCCACGCCGATGACAGCTTGGAGCCGCAGCAGGTATCCGCGGCTGAACTCGTCGAGGCCCACCGATAGGTGGTTCGGCACCAACTCGCCCAGGCCCATCGTCGTTTCGGGCAACGCGCCCAGGTCGCTGGTCACGACCAGCGCGCCCGCGGCCAATGCCTCGAGGACGGCGATGCAGCTCGTTTCGGGGTAGGTGTTCGGATAGCTCAGGATCGACACCTGGGCCATCGCTCGCGCCAGGTCGGGTTGGGGGATGGCTCCCACATAGGAGACTCGCGGGGTCTGCCGCGCCCGCTCGTAGAGAGCGGCAAAGCGCGCGTCGTCCTGCGGAAGATTGTAGACCTTCATGCTGGAATAGATTTCGAGGCGACAGTCGCCGGGGAGCTTGGGGAACACATCGACAAGGACATCGAGGCCGCGGAACGGCGTGCTGGTATAGGCGAGACGGCGCGGCCCGGACTTGCGGCGGCGGAGATCCTGGGCGTCATGGAATAGGGATTCGAAGAAAGGGCTGATGGCATTGCGCCGGACCTCGACGCGGTTCGGGGCCGCTTTGAACACGTCCAGATAACGCCGACGGTGCCAATCCGACACGCAGACGATCTTGTCCCAGCCGTCGCGTACCTCCGGCCTGGCCAGATCGGCGACCGCCGCGATATCGCAATCGTGCCCGGTCCACAGGGCGAGGGCCGTGCCCGGCGCCAGTTCGCGGCGCAGCACGGAGGCCTCGGCCGGGCCGTTGAGCGCGACCAGCGCATCGTGTCCTGCGGTCTGGAGGTAGTCGTCGGCGATCGATTGGCGCGGCAGCATCTCGACGCCCGAGATGACGGCGTGCGCGGGGGCATTGTTGAGCAGCACCACGCGATGGCCGCGCTTGGCAAGCTCGACCGCCAGGTAGCACAGCGCCGATTCGGATCCGCCCATGGGTCGGACCGTCGGCGACGACACGTCGTACGACAACTCGCTGAAATCTGCGAATGCGATGGACAGAGAGGTCAGCGCCGTCTCCCGGGACAGTTTTCGGGCGGATCGTGCATCGCGGCGAAGTATCGAGGGACGCCGCCCAAAAGAAAAGGGTCGGACCGGCTGGCCGGAATTTCGAGTCTCGCCAGACGCAAACCAAGGGAGTCGTGAGGCATGCCCACCGATCACCAAATTCGAACCACGATCGATATCGCGGCCGGAGGGACGGCACTCGCGGCCGTCGTGGGATGGTTGCCGCCGATCGCCGCCCTGCTCTCCATCGTGTGGATCGGCATCCAGATCTTCACGTGGGTGCGCCACCAGGGGTGGCGGCGATGAACCGCGACCAATTGGTCGACCGCCTGGCGCAGCCGACCCACGAGGGCCTGCGCACCCATCCGTACTCCGACACGGTGGGAAAGCTGACGATCGGCATCGGCCGCAACCTCACCGATGTCGGCATCACGGTCGCCGAGGCGAAGGCGCTGTGCCTCAACAACGTCATTGAGGCCGAGGCGGAGTTGGACCGCCACGCGCCGTGGTGGCGCAACATGGACGAGACGCGGCAGCAGGTGCTGGCCGAGCTTGCCTTCATGCTCGGCTGGCCGCGGCTTTCCGGCTTCCACGAAATGCTCGGCAAGCTCGAGATCGGCAACACGGCTGGCGCC